GTCAACTATGAACCATCGTTCTATGAACCCTACTGGCGTAGCAAGCCAGAACATTCCAAGCAGGGGTCAGGGGGTCCGATGGAAATTAGCCATGAGGCTGAGATGATGTACAATGCGACCATGCGTAATGCATTAACGACATACGACATGATGATCAAGGAAGGGGTCAGCCCTGAGCAAGCACGGTCTATTCTACCGCAGAACATGATGACTTCGTGGTATTGGTCTGGTAGTCTTGATGCATGGGCAGACATGTGTATCTTACGTTGCGCAAAAGACACACAATTTGAATCGCAGATCGTAGCTAATGTGATCTACGCAGAGATGCTAAAGCTGTTCCCTGTATCATGGGCAGCACTGATGGAGAACGAGCAATGAATGTAGAGCAGATAGCAACACACATGGCTGCACGGTACGGCAACCCTAGTAAGTTCGATGATCTATACCAAGAGGCATGGTTGGCTATCATGGAAGCCTCTGAGATGGGTCTGAGTGAAAAAGATATGTACTGGCATGTACGTAACCACATATCACGTTACTATAACTACAAGGACCGTGTAGTGCCTCTACCTGCCCGTGGTGGTCAGTCTGACCTGATAGAGAAACATGAGATCAGTAACGACATCCCAGACCATATAGCAACAACAGGGGATCATGTAGCAGACTTTGAGTGGAAATCTGAGATAGAACACATGAAGAAGAATGTTGCAAAATTGTCACAGCACGACAAAGAGGTACTACATGACTTGTACTGGTCAGGGTTGACCTACAGGGAAATGTCAGCTAAACGTGGGTACAGCCATACATGGTGGCAAAAATATCACACTGATCTAATTTGTTACCTAAAAGGTTTACAAGAAGAAATATAAGTACCATATACTAATGCTACTACTACTAAAGGGAAACTAAAGTATGACAGAAGTATCACACCAAAAGTGTCCACACTGTAATCACAATGGTTGTTACTCTTACAACACTGATAGTGGTTTGTACTACTGTCACTCATGCGGAGCAAAGGGCAAGATGAAAGACGAATGGGATTCATTAAGAGATATGGTTACAGATAAACCTGTTGCCACCCCGTCAGGGGAATATGTTGAAATGCGTGGTATCACTAAAGCAACCATGCAAGAGTTTAACGTCCTGACCTCTGACTTCTCACAGGAGTACGTATATCCCTCTGGTGGTAAGAAGGTACGTATGCTTGCAGACAAGAAGTTCTTTACCAAGGATGGTTTCAAGGGTGACGAGTTGTGGGGCATGAACCTGTTTCCAGCAGGTAGTAGTAAGTTTGTCACAATCACAGAGGGTGAGATTGATGCCATGTCTGTGTGGCAGATGATCAAGTCTGGTTACACTACACCTGTTGTATCTTTACCATCAGCCACCCCCTCGAAGAAATTATGGGAAAACTGTAAGGAGTGGCTAGATAGTTTCGATAAGATCGTATTGTCTGTTGACAACGATGAGGCAGGGAATGGTGTTGCTGACCGTATGTCACGGCTGTTCCCCAACAAGGTCTACCGTGTAGATCATGGTAAGTACAAGGACGCTAACGACTTCCTACAGGCAGGTCAGGGTCAGGCATTTAAGAACGCATGGTGGAACCCCATCAAGCACACACCAGAGAACGTGATCAACACAGCAGATCAGTTCTTGAAGATGTACGATGAGACACCAGAGCATATATATGTACCGACAGGTATCCAAGCATTAGACGACAAAATCTTGGGTCTGATGCAGGGACACTTCACCATGTTCAAGGCACCGACAGGTATCGGTAAGACAGAACTTATGCGTTACCTAGAGTTTCAGATGTTGCAGCGTAACATACCTATTGCTACGTGGCACCTAGAAGAGACTAAGCTACGTTCACTGTTGGGGCTTGCGTCCTACCACCTGCATGCCACTGTGCCACGCCGTGACCTTATCGAAGAGAAAGGTGTTGACAAAGAGGTGAGACAGGCTCTTGTCGATCTTACCAAAGACGAGAACCTATATCAGTTCTACCTACAGCACGGACAGGGGGCCTACGAATTGTGCGACCAGATTCGCTTTTTCAGTCAGGCATGTGATTGCAAGTTTGTATTCTTTGAGCCGATCCAAGACGTGATCACAGGCACAGAGGATAGCAAAGAGGCAGAACTTGCGAACCTGTCCGTCCGTCTGTCGAAGCTGGCAGCGGAACTCAACATTGGGATCGTGTCTATCGGACACACAAACGAGAACGGAGACTTTAAGTATTGCAAGATGATTGGTCAACGTGCTAGTGTCATTGTGAACCTACACCGTGACAAAGAGGCAGACGACTTAGAAGAACGCAACACAACGTATCTCAAGATTGAGAAGAACCGACCATCATCCGAAGAGGGTATGGCAGGGAAACTCAAGTTCAACTACGATACGTTCACACTACGAGAGGTATACTAATGCCAGTATTTGACATAGAAACAGATGGTCTAAACGCCACAAAGATACATGTGCTATCATGGATGGGGGCCGATGGAAATGTGCATCACACCCACGACTATGTGGCTATGCGTATATTCTTTGAGGAAGCTGACATTCTCATTGGTCATAACATCATCCGATTTGACATCCCCCAAGTGGAAAAAGTGCTAGGGGTTAAGATCAAAGCCAAGTTGGTAGATACACTAGCCTTGTCGTGGTACCTCAACTTTGACCGTGGATCACATGGCCGAGAAGGTTATGGTGTTGACTATGGTGTACCTAAGCCAGTGATCAAGGACTGGAACAGCCTGACACCAGAGGAATATGCACACCGCTGTAACGAGGACGTTAAGATCAACTCACGTCTATGGCGTGACTTGGAGATGAAGCTAAACAAGTTGTACCCAGACGGAGAGGATAAGTGGCGGTTGATCAACTACTTGTCGTTCAAACTACAGTGTGCAGCAGAACAAGAGGCCCTACGATGGAAATTGGACGTACCCAAGGCACAGGCCCATTTACAAGAGTGGGAAGAACTAAAAGCACAGAAGATCGAAGCCCTTGCAAATGCAATGCCCAAACGTGTGTTAACTGCCATAAGGCACCGACCAAAGAACTACCAGAAGAAGGACGGGACACTATCACGATTAGGGGAGAAGTGGGAAGAACTCTGCAAGGAAAACAAGGTCCCGACGAGTACCCAGAGCCTGAAAGTCAAGGTTGGTGAAGAACGTGCTAATCCTAACTCTGTACAACAGGTAAAGGATTGGCTGTTTATGATGGGTTGGCAACCCCGTACATTCAAGTTTATGAGGGAAGCTGATGGTTCCACAAGGCAACTGGAACAGATACGTAAAGACGGAGAACTCTGCCAATCGGTACGAGACTTGGCTAAACAGGAACCTGCTATCAATCTGCTTGATGGCCTCACTGTTCTTTCTCACCGTATTGGCGTCCTTAAATCACTTGTTGACACAAATGTTGATGGATACGTGCAAGCAACTGTCGCAGGGCTTACTAACACTTTCCGATTCCGACATGCAAAACCTTGCGTCAACCTGCCAAGCGTTGACCGAGAGTACGGAAAAGAGATAAGAGGTTGTCTAACAGCCCCCGATGGGAATTTGTTGTGTGGTGCGGATATGACCTCACTAGAGGATACAACCAAGCGACACTACATGAAACCACTAGACCCTGACTATGTTGCAGAAATGTCACGTGACGGTTTTGACCCACACCTTGACCTTGCCTTACACGCAGGTGTCATTACACAAGACGACATCGACATGCACAACGATGGTATACGGAGCCTCAAGGCATTGCGTAAGAACTACAAGGTGGTGAACTACAGTGCGACATACGGTGTAGGTAAGCAAACCCTAGCCAGAAACACAGGCATGTCTGAGAGCGAAGCACAGACGCTCCTAGATGCCTTCTGGTCACGTAACTGGTCTGTGGAGAAAGTGAGTAAGGATGCCCGTACAAGCACTCTATTTGGCTCTATGTGGCTTTATAATCCTGTGTCTCGTTTCTGGTATTCACTAAGATCAGACAAGGACAGATTCAGTACACTAAACCAATCAACAGGTGTGTACTGTTTTGACAGTTGGGTAAGGTACTGTCGCCTTATGGAATTACAAACTATCGGTCAGTTCCATGACGAGGTAATTGGGTTAGTAGAGGAAGGAAAGGAAGTAGAAACAAAGAGAAAGATGGAAGCTGCGATTGATCTACTTAATGACGAATTGCAGTTAAACGTACCCCTTGGGATTGATGTACAGTTCGGTAAGACATACGCCGATGTACATTAGTATAAAAAAAGTAAACAAAAAGTTTACAAACCCGAAAAAATGTACCATATATATTTACCAGTGTTAGAAAAGGACTCGACAACATGGCACGATATACACTAGATATGGTACTAGAATACGCAAAAGTGTTCCCAGAGAACGCAGATATGGGCAACCCCGATGGTCCAGCATGGCAGAAAGCAATCTCCGACAAAGGTGGTCAGTATGTAGTGAACGCATACTTTACTAGCCAAGAACAGATTGACAAACTTATGCTAGATGGTTTCAAGGCCACAGTAATGGGTAACAGCCGTATC